GGCAACCGCCAATAAAGTGAAGTTACAGGATTGTCCGATTATTAAGATTACATGGATTGATGCACAAGCAGATGCGGGATGGGATGAACCAAAGGTTGACATTGCACAATGTGTAACTGTTGGCTTTTTAGTTAGTGAAACAGATGATGCTATCTGTGTCGCAGGAACTGTGTCAGATCACGAATGCAACAATCGTATTAGTATTCCCAAGTCATGGATATTAACGCAACAGTTAGAGGAAATGAAAGATGAAACCGCAGTCAGCAAAGGCAAAGGGAAGAAACCTGCAAAAGTGGGTAGCAGAGCAGTTGCAAAAAAGGTTCCCGCAGCTACGCCAAGGAGACCTCGTAAGCACGTCAATGGGAGCCGGCGGGGAAGATGTCAAGCTAAGTCCAGCGGCAAGGGACGCAATACCGTATCAGTTTGAATGTAAAAGCCTTGCTAAAGTAGCAGTTTACAATTACTATGAACAAGCAAAGACACACGGCAACCATGAACCAGTTGCTGTTGTCAAGCAAAACGGTAAGAAGCCTTTAGTTGTTTTAGATGCAGAAGTATTCTTTGATTTGATAGCGAGGAGTTAATAAAAGTATGAATTATAAAACACTGATAGTACCTGTAAGCGGTGGTAAAGACTCTCAACTATGTCTTGCTATTGCTTTAGAAACACATCCAAAAGAAATGATTAGAACTGTGCATCAAAGTACTGGTTACGATCATCCCTTAACATATCAACATCTTGAATGGATGGAAACATTCTATGGTATTAAAATAGAATATACACAATCTGATAAATATAAAGATGTTTTTGATTTAATTGAAAAACAAAAGTATTTTCCAAATAATTTAGCAAGATCATGCACGGGAGAACTTAAACAAGTTCCATTCGGTAAATGGCTTGTAGCTAATAATTTATTAGATGAGAATTCTTGTTTAATTTGGATGGGAATGAGGGCAAACGAAAGCAATGCTAGAGCCAGTAAATATGGTGATTTAAATGGTAGTGATGTATTTGCTTTATCTGACTTATCTGGTAAATATGGTAAGAAATTTAAAAATGTTAAAGTCTCGCTTCCGATTGTATCTTTTACTGAAGAACAAGTATTTGATGAATTAAAAAAGCGTGGGCATCAAGTTAATGAGTTATATAGTAAAGGAGCAGCCCGAGTAGGTTGTTACCCTTGTTTATTGGCAAAAAAAGCAGATTGGGAAATGGCTGCTAAAGACCCAGTCGGTAGGGAACATATTAAAAAATTAGTCGAACTAGAAGATAGGTTTTTAGCAGATAAAACGAATACTAATAAATTAATTAGAATACACCAAACAAGAGATATTCGTAATTTATTAGCAACTGGGTCATTCTCAGATAAAGTTGATGACAGTTCAACCTGTGGCTGGTGTTCTATTTAACGGAGGAAATGATGAAAGTATTAGAGATGAAAGAGCGTGAAGACGGAGGCGCTGAACTTCAGATAGACATGACCGAAGAGGAGCGTTGCTTTATGATTGAGTTTGGTTTTAATCAGGTGTTGCGTCATTCAATTGATAAGTTTGAAAAGCAGTTTAAACCTAAGAAAGGAAATAAAAATGTTACACGTAAAAATTGAGATTATGGATAATGAGGATTGCATCATTCGTACTCGTAACTTTGACGAATCTCCTCAATGGATGGAGATTATGTTAATGTGTGCGGATGTTGTCTCATCACAGTACGGATACAACATTGTTGATCGTGTTAAGTTCATTGGCGACAATACAACCTTTTATGATCGTGCTGACACACACATGATATCTAAAGAGGCTTGGGCGGAGTTCTTGCAGCAAGACTTTTTGGAACCTGAGTTTGATTTCAATAAGCAGGACAAAGAACAGGATTGGGCATGAAAATCCTATTGCTTGATATTGAGTCTAGTCCTAACACAGCCCATGTCTGGGGTCTGTGGCAGCAAAACGTCAGCATCAATCAATTAATGGAATCTTCTTATGTCTTGTGCTATGCAGCAAAGTGGCTAGGTGATGAAGAAGTTGTATTTGATTCTGTTCATCAAGCTAAACCAAAGGCAATGCTGAAAGGAATTCATGGGCTTCTCAACGATGCAGACGCTGTTGTTCACTACAATGGTACTAAGTTTGATATTCCTACTCTTAACAAGGAATTCTTACTACATAGTTTTAATCCGCCATCGCCTTATAAACAAATTGACCTATTGCGTGTTGTTCGTAGCAACTTTAGGTTTCCTAGTAACAAGCTGGACTATGTAGCACAGCGTTTAGGATTAGGTAAGAAACACGAACACGAAGGACATGAGCTTTGGGTTAAATGTATGAATGGAGATAAAGATGCGTGGAAGCGTATGGAGCAATATAATATACAAGATGTCGTTTTACTTGAGTCGTTGTATAACTCTTTGCGTCCTTGGATCCGCAATCATCCTAATCACAATCTCTTTGCTGATGATCATGTTTGCCCTAATTGTGCTTCGACTCGTCTGCAGAAACGAGGCACTTCGATCTCTAGTACCGGAACCTATCAACGCTATCAGTGCCTTGCTTGTGGAACTTGGTCGCAGTCTACAAAAGCGGTAAAATCTTCTGTGGGGATAAAGCAATGCAATTAAAAGACTATATAGACTGCATAAACGAGTCTGTAAGCCCCGATCATAAGCAGGTTGGGGGTAGCCATTACCAAGTCGCAGAAATCCAGCCTTGGGACGTTATGCTGGCTTACGGGCTAGATCCTTGGAGTGCTAATGTTATTAAGTACTTACTTCGCTTTCCATACAAGAATGGCGTGGAAGACCTTGAAAAGGCTAAACATTACATAGAATTTCTTATTGCGAACTACGAAAGTATTGACAAAAAGTACTATTCATGATACACTTAAACAAGAATCGCCGTATTAATTTCTACGGCATTAAAGACCAGCAAGCCGCCAATCCTGCTTATCAACATGGGATGGATTTGATAAAACAAGGTGATTGGGAACATGGTTTTTATCTGCATGAGTTGCGTTCTTTACCAGATTTAAGAATCAAACAAGGGATTAAAACAGACTTCTCAAAGACTCCTGTTTGGGTTCCCGGAAATTGGTGCAAAGGTAAGAATGCTATCGTGTGGTCTGAAGCAGGATGGGGCGACATTATTCAATTTAGTCGTTTCATTCCTCTGCTCAAACAAGCTGGACTACAATCAGTGAAGTTATTATTCCCTGATCCTGTAATTCGGCTATTAAAAAGACTGCCTAATCATAACGGTTTATACACCGCAGGGGAATCTTTTCCCAACGCAGTAAAGATTAAGGTAATGTCGTTGCCGTACTTCTTAATGGAACACAATGTAATACCTGCTGAACCAGTACAGAAGATATATGGTAGTGAAGGTATGTTTCGTAATCCTGAGATTGTCAAGCCAGTACGACAGAAACCATTATTAGGTTATTGTTATACAACCTTAAACAATAGCTGGAATATGAAAGCTAAGCAAATGCCTAAAGAGCTTATGCTAAACTTCATTAAGCAGCACCCAGAGTTTGATTGGGTATCGTTACAGCAAGATGATGGCTTTATTACATCAAAGCATTGGAGCGATACTGCTGATCAAATTCAAACACTCGATGGAGTTATCTCAGTGGACTCAGCAATAGCTCACTGTGCTGGCTCTGTCGGTGTCCCTGTAGCAAACCTAATAGGACAAGAAGGTTCAGCGTGCTGGAGGTGGTTCCCAAAAGGAGACACAACATACTGGTACGACAGCATGAAGACTATTTGGTATGATACTTGGACGGAAGGACTTGAGAAAGCCCTAACGCATTTTCAACAACCAACGAAAGTAAAGAAAGATGGCATTAACAATACACGATCTAAAAGACAGACTAAAGCAAATAAATGAGATTGATTTGTTAGAGCTTCTGGAGATATCATCGGAGGATCTCGTTGAGAGATTTATTGATTTAATTGAAGACAACTTTGACAAACTTGAGAAAGAAGTAGAATGACCTATAACACACCATTTAGCACAGTCGGATATATTACATACAAAAGAACATACGCAAGGAGATTAAGTGAAACAGATCCAAAATCAAAAACAGAAGAGTTTACCGACACCGTTGAACGGGTTATTAAAGCTGCTAACGATCAGCTAAGCTGTGGCTTTGACGCTGACGAGCAAGAGCGTCTACGGAAGTACTTATTGGAATTGAAAGGCACTGTTGCTGGACGATTCCTCTGGCAAATGGGGACAGAGACAGTTGATCGGCTAGGATTGGCTAGTTTACAGAACTGTGCATTTACCGTTATCGATCAACCCGTCCGTCCTTTTACATGGGCGATGGACTTGCTAATGCTTGGCTCAGGTGTTGGCTACAACATTCAGAGGCAATATGTTGATAAACTTCCTCCGGTCAACGCTAACTTTAGCGCTCCTACTCGTGTTACTACCGCTGAC